GGCAGGGTATTCGATGGTATGCTTGCCAAGTATTGCCTGGACGAAGAAAGACCCCATGGTTTAAAACCCTTCGTAACCTCTATGTTCCCCAGCTATGCTAACTACGACCAGGATATTAAAAACCACGGAGAAGATGAAGATGCCCAATTAGTTTGGGAGAAAATACCCTTTGATAAACTCTGTAAGTACTGCGGCATTGACTCTGACCTTACACTAAGGGGGATGATACAAATGGAGAATAAGCTTATAGATTTAGGCTTCTACAATTTGTTCAGGAACTTATTAATGATGGCATCAAGGGTATTAGCCGAGTCAGAGTATAGGGGTATGATAGTTGACAGGCCTTACTTGGAGCAATTAATGGTTGATTATAAAACTAAAATAACCGATGCCGATAGGAAACTCCGGAGTATACCTTCCGTGCTCAAGTTTGATAAGAAACGTAAAGTAAAGGCACTAAAAGACTTAATGAACGAAGTCCAACTAGAAATAGAGAAAATAAGGGAAGAAGGTGCCCCTAATGCTAACAGACTCATTGCAAGCAGAGAGGCTAAGCTAAAAGGATTTTTGGAAGGTAAATTTAATAATAAGGAAGCTAAGAAATTGGAGCCCATTAACTTTGGTAGTCCCAAACAATTATGCGACTTTATGTATAATACCAAATTTGGTTTAAGGTTTAAGCCACCCTTCCTTACGGAGTCAGGGAACCCCAGTACTGCGGAGGATGCCTTAGAGGAATTAAAACCCAAGGATAAATCCGGGTTCATTGATGCCTTATTAACATATAGGGGTTTGGAGAAAATTGATTCTACCTATGTAAGGGGTATGCACCCACTACTTGACTCAATGGACAGAGTACATGCTAACTTTAAAATACATGGTACCGTAACAGGTAGGTTATCCTGCACAGCTCCCAACCTTCAAAACATTCCCAGGGGTACAACAGCCGCCGACATTAAGAAGATGTTTGTACCACCACCAGGCTACCTACTACTTGAGGTGGACTATTCCCAGGCAGAGCTAAGGGTAGTTGCCGAGTTAGCTAATGATAAGGCAATGATCGATATCTTTAAAAGTGGTAGAAATATTCACGTTGCCACTGCTTGCCTTGCTAATAAATGCCCAGAAAGGTACGAAGAGATTAAGCAACTCATTAAAGTGGGTGAATCTATTGACTCACATGAGCTTAAGACTGACCCTAAATGGAAGGAGCATTACAAATGGGTTAAGGAAAAGAAAAGAGCTAAGACACTAAACTTTGGTATTCTATATGGACAAACAGAAAAGAAATTATCACTGGAGTTGGATTGCACTGAAGCCGAGGCAACACAGTTCATTAAGAATTGGTTTAATGCTTTCCCTGATGTTGCACTTTGGATTAAACGACAAAAGAAATATGCCCACAAACATGGATATGTGTATAATATGTTCGGAAGAAAACGAAGACTGTACAATATCTACTCTGAAAAGTATGGGGTTATGTTGGAGGCAGAACGGCAGGCGGTTAATACTCCCATACAAGGAACAGCCTCCGACTTTACTCTCTTTTCTCAGGTCATTATTCGAGAAGAGATCCTTAGGGGAAATTTCCCAAGAGATCTACACCAAGTGTACACAGTCCATGACTCCATCGGATATTTTATCAGACCTAAAGATATCCATTGGGTGGTTCCAAGAATCGTAGATATATGTGCAAACCCCCAAACCAAGGAATACTTTGGATTTGAGCTTAAGAAGGTAACTATGAAGGTATCCCCAGAGATTGGTAAGAACTGGGCAGACCTTACAGAATATGATGAAAAAGAAAATTACATGACATGGTTAAAAACAGCGTAATTCAGGTACATGAGAACCCGGCAGTAACAGAGGATGCTTGGTTATTGGATAAAGAGACAAACATACTACATGTACACTCCATATATGCCTTTATATTTAAAACCTTCGGAGTAAACAATGATACCCTGGTAGATGTATATCGGGTAGCAATGGCAAGAGTTAATCAAAAAATAAACCAAACATATGAAGATTGTATGCGCAGGCCCCTCGGGATCGGGGAAGACCACTCTAGCTAAAGCGATAGCTAAAGAATTAAACCTTAAGTTCATAGAGAACTCAGCTGGACTAGTAATGCTCCCAGAAGACAAAGAATCCTTAAAAAACAGGTACATGTACACTGGAGCACATGGACAAAAGGGAGTTATAAACCAAAGCCATTTAAACCCCAGCTTTGGGTTTGATTTCCAATACTCCATACTCAGGGCAAGAACTAAACTATTAGCTGAAAACGATAACATAGTATTGGATAGGTCCCCATTAGACCCTATCGTTTTTTATTTAAACCAGGTAGCTCATAACCAAACCCAATTCCTCTCTGAGTCATTTATTGAGAGTGCTGCCCAAATATTCCTAAACTCAGGTATTACTCACTTAATTCGTATACCCCTGCTAAACCCAGAAAGGACAATTGAGGATGATAATAGCCGGGTACCTAACTGGTACTTCCAAAAGAAAGTGGATTACCTATTTGATTTGGCAATAGAACTTGTGGGTGTATACTTTGAAAAAAACCTAAACCTAGAAGGCACCATACATGGTAAAGGCTTATCTCTACCCAAAGTCCACAGAGTAAATACCTGGGATTGGGAAAGGAGATTTCAGACTGCACTAGCTTTCGTTAGTCGTCCACCCATTAAGCATGAGTTAACCTTGGGATTATAATAATACTATTTAAAATTGCATGAGCAAGTTGATTAAAAACCACGGAAAAGCTGGTTTCCTCCAGATAACCATTCAATATGGGGATGAGAAAATATCCTTCAATCTCCTTAAGGAATTGGCAGTATCGGAGGAAACCATCAATTCCGAATTAAAGCTACAACCCAGTAAATATGGGTTCTGTTTATTACTCCACAAAAAACTTCTAACCCGGTACGAACAACTCTGCAAAGAGCGTAAAAGGATGTGGGGTAAATTATTCTACATGGCTAAAGAAACTAAAGGAAGTAACGGGAGATTAATGAGTGACGATTTAGCTAAAGCCTATGTAGAAAAACATAAGGATTATGCCACACTTACTAAAGCTTGCATACAAGCAAAGGACGATGCCGATACTATTTATGCATGTATAAAATCCTTTGAGCAACGTAAGGATGTAATTCAAACACTTTCATCAAATATTAGAAGTCAATCATGAAAAAATTAACATTGTTATTTGCCCTTGTAATAGGGGCTTCTGCAGTTAATGCCCAACAAGGAAGTCTACACCCAGACTCTTCCGCAGTAGTTAAGGACACCACCCATGGTACATTCGTTTACCTGGATGAGCAAGACAAACTACAGGTGGTTCAAGGGTATGTAGTAAGGACATTAGCTCCAATGGTATTCGTTGGTACCGATGGTAAAAAAGCAAAAACTGACCAGGTAGGTCTACTTTCCGAAAAAGCTTATGCCAACAAAAAGGAATTGGAAAGTGTAATATATTTCAAACCCAAAAAACAATCTAAATAATGGCAAGTTTAAAAGAAAGGTTAGCTAAAAAGAGGGAGAACCTCAAAAGCGGTGGAGGTAGTTTTAAAACCTTCATCATCAAAGAGGGTAAAACCCGATTCCGCCACGTCCCAGTAGGCGATGAGAAGGATTGGAGCATTGAAGCAACCACTTTCTTCCTGGGCAAGGAAATAGGTTTAGTAGTATCTCCCCATACCTTTGGTGAGAAATGCGCCTTATACAATGCCTACAAGGAAATGAGTGAGTCAAGTGACCCGGATGATAGGGAGCTTTCCAAAAAACTTAAACCAGGTAGAAGGTTATATTCTCCGGTGGGTAAATATAAAGATGAGAAGGGTAAGGAACCAGATGTAGAGGCCGGGGTTAAATTACTACCACTTACAACTGGGATAGCCCAAGATTTAATTGAGCTATACCTGGATGATGAGTTCGGAGATTTTACCGATGCCAAGAATGGGTATGATATTAAGTATCAAAGAACTGGTAAGGGTAAAACAGACACAGAGTATGCTATCATCCGCTGTGACAAAACTAAATTACCTAAGTGTTGGGCAGGTACTTATGACCCGGAAAAAATGCTAAGGGAAATTACCCCATCTTATAAGGAAACTAAAGCGATGCTGGAAAAATTCTTGTCCATTCCTTCTGAAGATGAGGGTGAAGAGAAGCCTAAGAAGAAAAAGAAATCCTCCGACGACGAAAAACCTCTTAAGAAGAAAAAGAAAAATAAAGACCTATAATGGCAACCAAAAAGAAAATAGGTGTACTCCTTGCCGAGAAGGATTTAAAACGGAGATATCCTGACTCTGGGTTAGCAAGCAACATCTGCCTACCCGGGGATAAGAGCCTCCGACTACCCTGCGAGGTAGTAACAATAAATCATCATCTTGGTGGGGGTATACCATATGGTAAAATTGTAGAGAACTTTGGTGAGGAGTCAACTGGTAAGACACTCCTTGCCAAAAACTTCTCCAAAGTAGCCCAAGCAATGGGCGGTATAGTTTTATGGATTGACTCCGAGTGTACCTTTGACCCGGATTGGGCACAGGCTCATGGCTTAGACCTTTCTAAGATACAGCTCTTACCAATGGAGAACCGGATGGAAATTATTTCCGATTGGATTGCTGACTACTGCATCTACTGGAGAAGCAAATTGGTAAATAATGAGCCTATACTATTGGTATGGGATTCTATTGCTGTTGCCGAAGGTAAAGATGTAATGGAGGTAGCAGAGGTTGATACTAAGGCAGAGATGGGAAGAAGGAGTTTCTTGATGGGTAAATTACTCCGTAAGAGAACCAGGATATTTGCTAAGTATGGTATCTGTGTCTATTTCATTAACCAATTGAGGGTTAAGGTAGGAGCTTCCCAATTCGAAGACCCCGATACCTCACCCCTTTCCCAATGTATGAAGTATTATGCTGCCCAGAGGTTTGGGTTGTACAGGGGTAAGAGGTTAAAGGATACTAAGAAGGGTAAGAAATGGGTGGGTAATCTGGTTTATGTAAGGACTAAGAAGAATAAAACTTCAGCCCCAAAGGATAATGTACAGGCTCATGTTTACTTCAGGGAAGATGAAGGAAACTTTGGCTACCATAAATACCACGGCCTTGAGGAACTGCTGGTTGAGGCGGGGATAGTTAAAAGGGCAAATGGCAAGTTCTCCTACAAAGGAGAATTTATTGCTAAGGGAGAGGAAGCATTCCTAAAGGCTATTGCAAATAACCAAGAGCTACGCAAGAAGCTCTTAAACAAGTTGGGAGTAAATACACCCAGCAAACTCCGGAGTAGACTAGAAGAGCTCAGGGAGTCCAAGACAAACTTATACCCAGTTAAGCTAAAGACCCAATCAGAATCATCAGATGAGGAATAAAAAAGAATCCATTGCCGAGATCGACAAACGAGCTAAGGCATGGTTACCAAAGAAGAGAGACCACTCAGAAATATGCCTTGTAGTTGATGGTACAAACCTAGCCTACATGGCATATTATGCCTACAATTCATTAAGCTATAAAGGCAAATCTACCTCCATACTTTATGGCCTTCCCACTTACCTTAAATTCGTAATGTCCCAGTATAAAGCATCCAAGATAGTGGTATGCTGGGATGGTAAAAAAGACCCCAAGAGAATTGAGGCCTTGCCGGAGTACAAAGGGCATAGGGAAGAGTCTAAGGATAGGAAAGATAAAAAGAAACGCAAGGCATTTTTAAAGGAGATTGACCGGACAAGGATACTGTTACACAGATTGGGTATTTCCCAGGCATATAATACCGATATGGAAGGTGATGATATGATTTATTGGATAACCAAAAAGATGCAGACCCTTTATAATGTGGTTATAGTCTCCGGGGATAAGGATATGCACCAACTAATAAATTATAATGTAACGGTATATTGCCCAAGGAATAAAACAGCCTTTACCCCTTTTGCCTTTATTGCTGACCATCAATGCGAGATATCCCAATATGTGGATTACCTCTGCTTAGTAGGCGATAAGAGCGATGACATCCCCGGCTACAGGGGTATAGGACCTGCCAGGGCAAGTGCATTCTTCAAGGCATATAAAAACATACAGCAGTACCTTGATGATAAAAATGCCGAGTACTCCGGGTTATCTGACAAACAAAAACTTGCGGAGATATATAAGCGCAATAGGTTAATGATTGACCTTAGGTACTTCAATGAGAGGTACCATAAGGGTACAGAGATAACCTACTTTAAAAACAAAAGGAGCCCTAAGTTTAATGAGGAAAGATTTAACCTTATGTGCACCAAGTACAACCTGAAAACCTTTTTAACCGAGACATTCAAAAAACCTTTTAAAGCTCTCCACCAATGAGGATATTTTGTTGCGGTCCCAGTGGTACCGGTAAAACCACTCTGTGCCTTTGGGTGCAGCAAGAGTTAGGCATACCCTTTATATCTACTGCTGGCAGGAGTATATGGGAAAAATTCAACATCAGAAGCCACCGGGAAATTATTGAGAAGACAGTTAATAATCCCAAGTGGGGTTATAATTACCAAGATGCCCTATTAGATGAGCGGTTAAAGATGATGAGTAAACATGACCATTTCATTACTGATAGGAGCCCCATAGATAACTTGGTTTATTTCCTAATGCAGGTAGCCCCACACATAAGCTATGCTAAAACCCTTGAGTTTATTGAAAGGGCTAAAGAGGTATCTAACGGTATAGATAGGTTAATTTATATAAAACACCACAAGGACTTACCACTAGAGGCAGACGGTGCAAGGATTAATAACCCTGTGTTCCAGCAATGCAGCCAACTCTACTTTGACTTTTGCCTGGACAATTACTTCTTCCCAAGCAAATACCCCGTAAAGGTTATAAACACAGCTGACTTTGATTACCGTAAAATCATTATATCAGAATGGCTAAAAGGATAGTTGCAATAGCAAGCAGTGATTGGCATATACATAAGTTTAAAGCTTTCGACAAGGATGATTCAAGGTTAAAGGCTTCTTTAAGGGCTGGGAAATACATAATGGATGCGGCGGCAACACTAGGAGTGCCGCTTCTCCATTGTGGGGATTGGTTCCACACACCCAAGGAAGTAGAGAATGAAACCATGAGTAGTACCATTGACCTGGTTGCCAATGCTAAATGTGAAATCATCTCTATATCCGGCAACCATGACATGTCAGAGAAAAATTCCTTTGACCACAGGAGCCCATCCCACCTTAAGTCCTTTAAGCACATAAAACATTTCCACAGGATAGATAGGAATTATACCCATACAAAAACGGGTTTATTTGTTTATGGTATACCATACATGAACAATGACCTGGACATAGTTAAATGCCTTGAAGTTGCAGCAGAGCCCCGGAGAAGGAATGCTGAGTTCTCTATACTTCTACTCCACTCCGATGCACCCGGAGCTATGACCCCCGAAGGCATTAAGATTAATGAGACCGAACATATACCCACCGATTACTCTTTATTTAAGGGCTGGGACCTGGTATTATTTGGACACATACATAAAGCCCAGAAGCTGCATGACAAGGCATGGATGTTGGGATGCCCCATACATCAGAATGCCGGTGATGTAGGCAATGCTTGCGGGTATTGGGAAATATATGAAGGGGGTGGTATGACCTTTAAAAGGTTGGATATGTTTCCCCAGTTTATAAGGCTTAAAAAAGGTGAGAAACCCCAGGATGATTATAACTATTACCTGGAGCCCGATGAAGTCGTAGAAGAGGAGCAAGTGGAGCAGGGAAAGTTCTCTATAAATACTCCCAAAAACAGACTAGCAAAGCGTTATTTAAAAGCTAAAAGCATTAAAAATAAAGCAAAGCTTCGTGCTCTTATTCAAATATTAAACGAAGCAGAATAATGGAACCTATAATATATAACCGCAAAAATGAAAATATCGCCTTAGCAAGGTACATGACCGTAGATAAGAGGTTTAGATTTAACCAGGGAGCTATCAATATGATGGGCTTACGAGTGGGTAAATACATGCATTTATTAGAGTACCCGGAAAATGAATGGTACCTTAAAATAAATGAGGACAAGAATGGTATTAAGCTAAGCCTGGAAGGAACCCATATGGTATGCCATGCTAATAAGCTATGCCGGTTCTTCTTGGCAAAAAATAGGAGCAATATAAACCTTTCCAAGATATCTATAGAATCATCAGTATCCTTTAACCTGGTTGAGTCCAGTAAAACCCATGGCGGTGATAAACTATTTTACATTGATACCTCAAAACCATTTAAAAGCATAAGGCAAAAATGACAACGATAGAATACATATACGTAGAAGGCTTTGGTAGCGTAGTAGAAGAGGTTAAGTACAAATTTAATAGGGTAGGTTTAAACTTAATATTAGGGGTAAACGGGGTGGGTAAAACTACCCTTTTTAATGCTCTTAGTTGGTGCCTATACAAGCAGGTATTAAAGAAGGGTTCTGGTATAGAGCCTTGGCCACATGTATTGGATAAAAGCTATAAGGGTACTAAGGTAAGGGTTGTTATTAAAAAGGACAACAGTACCTTTGAGGTTATTAGGTGCCAAGGTTATAAAGGTAAAATTTTTAATAAGGCTGGAGGTAATAGATTAATACTTATTAAAGATGGTAAGGAAAGGGAAAAGTTAAGGGATAAGTCGGACATCAATAAAGAGATACAAAACTTAGTGGGCTACTCATTTGATTTGTTTAAATCCACGGTTCTTTTAGGGCAAGAGCTTAAGGTATTAATGCAGGAAGATGGCCCCAATAAAAAGAAAGTATTCGATGAGGCATTTGAAACTACCTTTATTATAAGGGCAAAGGATATAGTAGATAAAAGGTTGGGACAAAAAACAACAGATCTACTAAGGTTAGATACAAAGCTGGAGATAAATAAAACCCACATAGCATCCCATAAAGCCCAGGTTACTCAGATAAAAGATGCCCATAAATCCTACCAAGAAAGGATTGATCGGGATAAGGTTGAGGTCCAAGGTCAAATAAATTCCCTGGTAGACGAAATCGCTCTTTTGGCCAAAAAAATTAACTCTAAAGCTAATAATAGAATACGACAAGACCTAAGGCAAGAGGTAGAACTCTTGGAATCCCAAAAACAACCCAATACCGAGTTCGAGGCTTATTTAGATAAAAACAGGTGCGAGTCTAAAATTGAGGAATTAGAAATAAGCATTAATAACCTGAAAAATGACCTATTAAATGTTCCTAAGAAATGTAAAGCGTGCGGCCAAGATATTCCTAAAGAGAAAGTTAAGGAGTACCAAAAAACCATCAAAGAAAAACTCGATGCAAAAAAAGCCGAAAGGGACAAATTACAAAAACGACTACCCGGACTTATAAAAGCCCATAAACAGGCAAAAGCTAATGTTGCCATAAATGAAGAAATATCCAAAAAGGTAGATGAGCTAAAGTCCAAGCTAAAGAACCTTGATTACCAAGAGGAATTAGATAAGGACCGTATTACCGATAAAGAGGCAGAAATTAAA